TGCACCTGTTATTAATTGATTGTCTGCCGTTGTAGCCCAAGTTGATGCCATCTTAATTAATTTTTAATGATTTAATAAGTTCTTCTAATTGTGCAACCTTTTCTTCTAAGTAAGCAATCTTTGCAGTATGCACTTGACTATAAGATAAATTTAAGAAACCATCTTCGCCTTCGCTAACTGCACTTGGCAATATTTCTTGTAAGTCTTGTGCGTAGTAGCCTAATTCTTGTTTACTATTTTTAACATACATCCTTGCAGCAACATTCTCAATTCCTTTTGGTTGTTCGTAATCTTTAACAAGAATCTTTAATCTACTATCGGATGATTCAAAGAATGATGTTGCAGTAACTGAAGATGAGAATGTAGCAGCACCTGATGAACCGTTAAATGATAATGCTGAAAATACACCTGCTCTATTTATATACAAGTTGCCGTCAGAATATGATTGTAACTCCCAATTATTTGCGCCTGTAACATAAAGCTCATTTCTAAACCTTCCTGTACCATTAACATCTAACTTGTAACCTGCATCGGTAGTTGTGCCTATTAATACATTACCACCCGATGTGATACGCATACGTTCTATTGGAGTTATACTTGGTCCTGTAGCAAAAGCTAAATAAGATGCACCACCACTTGGATTCTCATTACCAAATCTTACCTGTGAATTTACGTTTGTATTACCATTACCATAATAACTACCTATTGATACATAAGAATCAGCAGCATTAGAAAAGTTATAAAGAGTAATTAAATTACCATTTAAGTTATTAGGAGATTGTAAAGTCAATAATGAAGAAGGGACAGTAGTTGCTATTCCAACATTCCCCTCACTATTAATCCTCATTCTCTCATATAGAGTATTCTGATTAGTAGTTGAAGATGGGTGTGTATAAAAACGAAGGTCAGTTGCCCAATCTCCCCCACTAACTCTTGTTGAGCCAATACCTGCAGTTAATCCAGCTTGTCTAAACCATATACCTGTACCATATCCACCACCTGCATCTTGATTAATAACTATACCTCTTGTATTAGTACTATATGTAATAGTACCTGTCATATCAGCATAATCTCCATCAATAGTAAGTCTTGCTACAGGTGATGTCGCTCCAATCCCAACGTATCCACTTGAATTGATAAACATTCTATATGCAGATGCACCATAACTATAAATTCCAAAAGATGAACCAGCAGAACCACCAACTTGTGCGCCACTTACTGCTTGAAGATTCCATTTGCCAGTAGCAGTTCCACCAGTATTCTCTAAATCAATACTACCAAAAAATGTATTAGATACAAATTTACCACTTATACCATCTGTACTATTTGCCGTTACACTACTTGAGAATGTAGCAGCACCTGTGGAACCTGATAGAAATAATATAGAAGAACCTTTACCATTATATATATTAAAATTTCTAAATTGAGTAAATCCTTGATTATACCCATAATAATTAATATTTAATGTAGCTTCAGCATTAGAAGAAAAATAACTATTTATTTGGTCTTCTAATATATAAACATAACCTTTTACGCTACCAAAATAACTATTTGCATTTCTTACATCTAATGCACCACTAAACCTTCCTGTACCATTAACATCTAACTTATATCCTGCGTTTGTATTTCCTGTTGCAATTCCTACGTTACCATCCGAAAATATACGAATACGTTCGGCATTGTTAGTATTAAATGTAATATCAGTTGCATCATTAGTGTTTAAATACAAATTACCAGATATAGCTCCAATTCCGTGAGCAACACTACCATTATCAAATAATTTTATTTTAGTACCATTTGCTAATGTAGTACCATATGTTCCACCTAATGAAATACTTATTGGTGTTGTTGTTGAAGCAGCAGTAGTATTTCCTAATGATAAATTCCCACTCGCATTCAAGGTCATTGCTTGGGTAAATGTTATAGCGTTACCTGACGTTCCAGAAGGTGCGGTTCTCCAAACGTGAGAACCACCATTTTGATAATAATCTGTTACATCAACTCCTGAATTTATATAAAGAAATGATGTTCCATTAAAATATGCATTATGAGATAATCCTGTTGTAAACCCACTTCCTCTTATGGCTGCTACGTTTACTTGATATGCATTGAATCCTCCACCCCACGCACTCGGTGTAACTCCTAATCCTAAATTGCCTGAAGCATCATTAATTAAATTACTATTCCCTATTGTACTTGCACCTGTAAACTTAGGTAGGTAGTTTGTTGTACCTGTTCCTTCAACATAACCACTTAACGATGGTATTTGGCTTGTTAAGGCTAAAGTACCACTTGCATTTGGTAAAATAAAAGTGTGAAAAGCACTTTTTAAAGAACCCTGAAGTGTTAAATCACCTTGAAAATATGAATTAGTCTGTACATATAAAGAATAACCACTTCCACTATTATTAATCCTTAAAGTTTCTGTTGAATTTGTTGTACTTAAAGTACCTCCTGTTAATGGTAAATAACCACTTAAAGCACTACCATAGTTAGGCACGTTTAAAATACCTGTTGTTGAATTATAAGTTGCTGCTCCACTTGTACCTGTTGTGGTCAAACTAATTGATGCCCTTGCTAAAGCATCCGTATATTGAGTTATTGTAGAACTAATAGCACCTGTTGTGTTATTATAACTAATCCCTGCTCCTGCACTTAAACTTGTTAAAGTAATAAAATTAGAGCCATTTGTGATTTGGTTATTATTTGTAGGTATTGTGATTACCCCTGTTGTGCTATTGTAAGCACCACTACCAGCAGCAAAACTTAAAGCTGCTCTTGACCTTGCATCCGTAAAATAAAGGTTTGTTAACTCTGTTACTTGTGATGTATTATAATCTCCACTTGTAGCTACAACCGCACCTGTTCTACCAAACACACTTGTAACCGCATCCGTATTATCATCTGTCCAAGAAGCAGTTATTGTACCGCCATCTTGTTGGTTAAGAGTTAATGTCTTAGTTGTTGTTCCTGTAACTGCTGCACTTATGATTGAATCATTGTAAGCAGTATTAAATTTAACCCAATCTAAGTTATCTAAATAACCATCTACTAAACTTGTAGCCACAGGGATTGAAATAGTGTTGCTTGTGTTTACTAAAGGAGCAGTAAATGATAATGCAGCTTGTTTCGCATTAAACACACTCCAATCGCTTGAACTCAACTTTCCTGTATTTGTAGCAGAAGCAATAGGCAAATTAAAAGTATGAGTAGCCGTTGAACTTGAGATGTTAAAATCAGTTCCGCTTGTTCCTGTTGCTAAAAATTGTACTTGTCTTGTTAAGTTATTTAAAGAAGTCAATCCCTTTGAGAAAGTAGTAACAACTTGACACAAATGACCATTCTCGGTATGCAAAGTAACTGTTCTACCATCTACGTTTACATATATTCTAATTGCTAATCTATCTGTTATTGTCAAAGCAGCAGTAGCAACAGGAATAGCAAAATAATAAGGACTTAATGTTGTTCCATTACTTAAATACTCTGGAACTCCAACGCTTGTACCTATTAAAGAAAAAGTTGTGCCATCATACTTGTAAACCTCTGCATAAACATAAGGATTGTGATTATTTGAATTTACACTAAAATAAAACTCACAATTAAAGTTACCAGCTGGTACTTCTAATAAAGCTGGGTCATTAGCATCAGTTATGTAACTCGCTACATATCCATTAGCCGAAATAGTAATATCAGTTCCAGCACCAATTATAGGTGTTTTACCTAATTGTCTATAAGCAACCCCACCTATTGTACCTTGACTTACGCTTGAGTTAAGATAATAAGAAACCGAACTACCACCACCTGTTGATGTTGGGAAATCCGCTAAAGTACCATCTCCTCGTACATATTGAGAAGCATCTCCATCTAAAGCAGTTATAACACCACTATTAGCCACTACTGGACCTTGTATATCCCTAACTTTCGCTTCTCCTGTTACTTGTAATTGACTCATAATATTTTATTGAAATAATCCTCTAATATATTCTCCAGCTGCTAATGCTCTACCAAAAGTAAGAACTCCTGTCGCACTCACAAACTTCACATCATCTCCAGTTGGAACTCCACTTGTTAAAATGTTTTGTGCATCCACACCACCTCTTGAAACGTAAAGACAATTGTAACCAATCGTGTCAGCAAAAGTAATTGAAGTTTCGCCACCAGATGCCGTGTAACCTTTAGTCTTAACTGGATTAGCACCTACTATGATAATTCCCTCTGGGTCTACGCTTGTTCCTGTTGTGTTATACGCTCCGCTACCTTGTAGGCTCACGTTATATGTAGCCACATCTTTTTGAGGTGCGTTTATTGCTAAACTTGTAATATTACAAATTCCGTTAATAATAACCAATCCATCTACTCCATTATCAACCACAAACTTAATTTCTATTGGCTCTCTGGCTAATTGCTTCTCTAACATAAACAAATAAGAGAAACCACTCAAAGTAATTAACCCATCGCAGTTTACACTCCAAGTAGCTACATCGTTTTTATATTCTCTAAACCAAGCACTTGTTTGGCTTGTTACCTCTTTTTGGTCAATTGTTACACTAAAAGTACAAGTTGTACTACACGCAAAAGCGACATCAACCTCTGGGTCTACATCTGTCCTATGCCAATAAAGCATCACGTTATTTCCTATTACTGCTGCCATATTACAAATTTACGCATTATTAAAATATCTTTTTGGAGTTTCTATTGTAACATCTCCTATATAATCAACAGTAGCAGTTGAAGCATTATCAACCATTGTAATCTCTAAAAGTTGTATTTGGCTTGTTTCATCCAAATAAGGAGTTGATGTAAGCCTATTTATTAAAAACTTCTTGTTGTTATAAGACAAAGCATTTGTACTTGAATCTTGAATAGTATATGTTTTATCAAGATAAATAAAACCATTTGCACCAGCTATTGCTCCCAAATCTCCTTCTAAAGTAGCTATATTTCTATTTAACAAATTAGAATATTGGCGCATAATTAATTGAGCCAACATTGTAAATGCTTCTGGTGGATATCCATATCTGTACCAATCAGTCCAAATATCTCCATCTGCTTTAAATAATAAACCTACATTGTTTCTTATTGGTGATGAACCTTGTGGTGGATATATTGCACTATAAGGTATATCTATATCTGTTGCTATTTGTGATGTAGAACCAATATTTCTTGTTAATACAACTTCTTTAATAGAAGCATCCCCTTGTGTTAATCTTACGTTTTTAATATAACCACCTGTTGCACCATTAGCTGCTTCAAATTTAACACCTATTAAACCTTCAATTGTTAAACTTAATGCTTGTGAAAACCCCATCGGAATTTCTACACTATTAGAAACGTATGTATTAAATGTACTATATGTAATATCTCTAAAACTTACAGTTGTACTCCAAGTATCATCACTTTTTAAATAGTATGTTGTAGCACCAATAAAAGCCGTTATGTAAACTCTTATTTTATCTCCAGCATTTGCTCCTTGTAATTCAAAAGACAAAGATGCACTTGTTCCATACATTTTTGGCAAATATTCATAAGCAGTAGGTAATGCAAAATAGTTTTGTATGTAAGCATTTCCGCTGCCTAAATAAAATACTTCATATCTATTTGATTGGTCTTCATTTAAAATTACTAAAGTTGCTCTTGATGTACCAGATTCAAACTCACTCCATCCATTTGCCCTTAATGAAGCACCTGAACCAGTAGTAAATTTAAAAGTTCCATTATATATATAATTTGCTGCATATTCATACGGCAAAGTTGATTCAATAGTTGGATAACCTTTTCTAACAATTTTAGTTTGGTTATTATTTACAAAATGAACATTACCCACTTGATATGGTTGAATATTTATTGTATTTGTCAAAGTGCCATTTCCACTAACAGTTGGCACATCATCAACAACATATCTTGTGTAATATATTGTGTCAGCTTGTTGATTCATTGGTAAAATATACCAATCTCCATTAGCTTGAAATAATCTACAACCAAATGTCTTAATTATATTTTCTAAAATAGTATAATAATCTAATTTGTAAAAATCCCTTTTGTATTGATAAGTTTGACTAAATGGTTCATTTCCACCAGCATCGCCTCTATCAAACATTCCATCTGCATAATAAGAACAACAAGCATAAATAAATATCATATCATCAAATGGCAAAGCATTTAAACAAGTTCCTATAATATCAATTAATTTAATTAATGAATTTACATTTACATCTCCATCATAGTATATGTATCTAAGAAATGATAATCCATCAATACAATTCATAGTAACTTCTTGATTACCTGTTGTAAATGGAACTTGTATGTAATCATTAAGTAAAAATCCTCTCCATTTAATTACACTATTAATAACTAATTCAACGTAATACTTTGTTTCATCAAAGTTTAATAAGTCTGGAAAGTTATTGTAATCATCTTGGTCGGAAATAATAAAAGACACATTTAATTGAGCAGATATAATAGAAGCAATTGGGTCTTCATTTGTAGCATTTGGAACTAAAGAAACGTTTGTTCCTATGTATGGAGTAACAGTTGCACCAACATAACTTTTTTCGTATATCTTAACAATTAATGATGTTCCATCTCTTAACTCTTGCGTTATCGTATATCTTATTCCGTATGCCATTATGCTAAACTAATGTTTTGTCCTTTAAGATTAGATGCCTTTTGCGCTCTATTTGTAGCCAATAACAAATCTTGTCCTCTAAGAACAAACAAACCACCACCATCTCCATTTGCACCAATTGGATTAAAGTTTGCAAATCCACCACCAACACCTCCAGCAACAGGTATTCCTAATGCACTCATAATAGCTTTAAATATCAAAGCCTTTACAATCATTGTGGTTAATTGAACAATAATTTGTTTAAATGATTGCTCTAATGCTTTTCCTATATTTTCTCCATTTGCCATAGCTTGAAACATTGCTTCAAAAGCTGGAGTAATTGTATCAGTTATATTATTTGCAAATTGTAATTGCATATTATATACTTTCATTGCTCTTGCTGCTTCTAATGCTCTGTTTGCATCTACAATTGCATTAAATCCAGTTGTTCTACCACCCAAAGGTGCATTTGTTGGTGCTTGATTTACTGTTGGTGCTGGACCTCTTTGCATTAATACAGGAGCAGTCATTTCCTGTGTAATTGGTCTTGCTTGTTTTCCTATTTTCTCTAAATTATCAGCTACTTCTTTTGTAGTTGTTGCTAATTGCTTTGCACCTTTATCTAATAAAAAGAAAGGATTATTTAAAGATGCAGTATATGTATTTAATAATTCTTTATTTAAACTAACAATACCATCCTTTAAATTAATAGCTTCTTTTCTTGCTTCAATATTAGCATCTTTTGCTTTAGATATTGCACCTGCTTGAACAATAGATGCATCGGAATATCCGTTAGACATATTTTTTGACATTTCTAATGTCTTGTAATATTCCCTTCCTGTTTCTATTATTTTTTTATTAGCATCCCTTAAAGCAATAGTTTTAATGGCTATTTCATCAATATATCTTGATGCTACTGCTTGAGCAATTAATGCTTGTGTATATAAATTAACGGCTTTTCTTGCTTCATCAACATTTGTTATTGTTAAAGCGTAAGCACTATTTACTTTACTTAATTCTGTTATAACTGATTTTAATGCCTCTGACCTTCTTTGTTCGCTAACATTTGCACTTTCACTTATTGTTAAATATGCTTGTAGTCTTATACCTGTTTCACTTGCTTTAGCACTTGCATCACTTAAACCTTTTGCAAATTTATCATCTGCTTTTGTTGCTTCTGATATTCCTTTTATGTAATCTGCTATTTTTGGACCAAATGCAACTATTATAGATGAAACCGCACCCAATGCTAAACCAATACCAGCTGGACCCATTAAGCTACCAGCCATTGCTTTTAAAGCAGCACCAGAACCTCCAGCCTCTTTACTTAATCTTTGGAAAGATTCTAATAATGGGTTTAAGTTATTTGCAATTCCTATAAATCCATAAGGAGCATCTTGTGCAACCCTTGATAAGTTAGTTAAAGCATTTGTTGCTTGATTACTTGTACTTGGCAACGTTTTAAAAGCAGTACCTAATTTTTGAGTTGCGGTAACTGTTTCTTGTATATTTTGAACCGCTTGTTGATTGTCTGCGGTTATCGTAATTTTTAACGTTTCTTGTGCCATTTTATTATTTTACTCCATACAACTTTAATGTCCTTGCCAATTGCTCTTGTGTCAATTTTGGCTTATCATCTTCTACTTCATCACTTGGCAAAGGAAAGAATGATTTTAAACTCTTTGGACTTTTCTCACTTGTATTTACTTTATAAATCAAATAAGCAACCATTCGTGTTCGTTCCCATTCCCTCACTCCCTTGTTCTGATAATCCATTTTATCCAACAAAAATTCTTGCCAC